GAACAATATCTTAGAGATGTTATGATGAGATATCGTAACAAACTAGTATATGATGCAAATACTGGTGAAGTTCGTGATGATCGTAAATTTATGTCTATGATGGAAGATTTTTGGCTTCCAAGAAGAGAAGGTGGTAGAGGAACCGAAATTACAACCTTACCTGGTGGACAAAACCTTGGTGAACTTGCAGATATTGAATATTTCCAAAAGAAACTTTATAGGGCACTTGGAGTTCCAGAATCGAGAATTGCGAGTGATGGTGGATTTAATCTTGGTCGATCATCTGAAATTTTAAGAGATGAACTTAAATTTGCTAAATTTGTTGGACGTTTGAGAAAAAGATTTGCTCAAATGTTTAATGATATGTTGAGAACGCAATTGATTCTCAAAAATATTGTTTCACCAGAAGATTGGGAACAAATAAGTGATCATATTCAATATGATTTTCTATATGATAATCAATTTGCGGAATTGAAGGAATCTGAACTTTTAAATGAAAGATTGGGAACTTTGGCAACAATTGAACCATATATTGGCAAATATTATTCCACGGAATGGGTTCGTAGAAAAGTACTTAGGCAAACTGATTCAGAAATGATTGAAATTGATGAGCAAATAGAAAAAGAAATTGCTGATGGCATTATTCCAGATCCAAATTCAGTAGATCCAATTACTGGAGAACCTTTACCACCAGAAGGTTCTTCTGGACCACTTGGACAAGTTCCAATGGAACCAGATATGGATCAACAAGGATCTGCAACAGATGCTCAGGTACAAAAAGATACTAAAAAGGCAGAAATATAAATAAAGTATACTGTTATATTAATTTTATGGAAGAAATTGTAAATTTGATTAGCACTGACGCTGCGGCATCTAAAATTAGTGATGAAATTAAAAATGCTTTATTTGCCAAAGCATCTGAGAGAATTGATGCTTTCAGACCAGTAATTGCAACTGCAATGTTTGATCAAACTGAGACAGAAACAGAGGAAGAATAATGCCTATAACAAAAATGGTGGCGACACAAGTAGCCACTCCAACTACATCAGGAACTGCATCAAGTATTACACAAGCAACTTGTGTGAGATTACACAATGATACTGGTGGAATTGCAACCGTAGGTATTTCAACAGTAGTTGGTGCTGGAACAACTATTTTCTTTACTATGCCAGCAAATTCTGTTGAGTTTTTGGCTAAATTGCCAACAGAGGTAATTTATACAAGTCCAGCAATTAAAGCAGCAAAAGTAGGATTTACGAATTAATAAAAATGAAACTCATCACAGAAGAAATTCAAAAAGTAGAATTTATTGTCGAAGGCAAAGGTTCTGATAAAAAAATGTTCATTGAAGGAATTTTCCTTCAAGGAGACATTTGCAATCGTAATGGAAGAATGTATCCTATGGCAACTCTCTCGAAAGAAGTTTCCAGATACAATGAAAATTTCGTTCAAAAAGGCCGTGCTCTTGGAGAACTTGGACACCCAGATGGTCCAACAGTAAATCTAGATCGTGTTTCTCATAAAATTGTTTCTCTTACTCAAGAAGGTACAAACTTTAGAGGTAAAGCACAACTTCTAGAAACTCCAATGGGTAAGATTGCAAAATCTCTCATTGGTGAAGGAGTTTGTCTTGGGGTTTCTTCTCGTGGTGTTGGATCACTTAAGATGACCAATGAAGGTCATAAAGTTGTTGGTGAAGATTTTATGCTAGCAACTGCTGCTGATATCGTTGCCGATCCTTCTGCTCCTGATGCATTTGTTCAGGGAATTATGGAAGGTAAAGAATGGGTTTGGGAAGGAGGAATTCTTCGTGAGCAACTTGCTTCTAAAACTCAAAGAAGAATTAACACTCTTATTGACCAAAGAAAACTCGATGAACACAAATTAAATTTATTTCAAGAGTTTCTTTCAAATCTTTAAATTATAAATAAATATAGATTAATACAAAAATATCTAAACAAATGTCCGTTGGTAGCAATTTACAAGAAATGGAAAACGTAGTAACCAAAGGCGCTGCTGCAGCTGAACCAATGCATAAGTTAACCACAGGTATCCCTGATGGTCAAACTACTAGTTGGGAAGATCTCGGTGGCCCTACTCCAGAAAATTACAAGTCAACCGATGATTCGGCAAAACTTAAGGATCCTTCTGCAACTCTTGCTCAAGTCAAGAATGTTGTAAATAAAGGTGCTAAGTCTGCAGATCCTATGCAGCATATGCCAAAACCTGTAAAAGAAGAATCCGAAGATGAAGAGGATCTAGTTGATGAAGAAGAACTGGAAGATGATGAAGAAGTAGTCTTTGAAGCTGCCGACGAGGACGAAGAAGAAGAGGAAGAGGACGAAGAAGACGAAAAGGAAAAGAAGGGTAAGAAAAAGAAAATGGAAGAAGAGTTAGACATCGAAGAAGATGTCAATGCTCTCCTTGAAGGTGAAGATCTTTCCGAGGAATTCCAAGAGAAAGCACGTACCATCTTTGAAGCCGCAATTAAAACAAGAGTTGCTGAAATCAAAGAACAAATTCAAGAAAAATATGAAGTACAACTTGTTGAGCAAGTTGCTGCTATTAAAGAAGAACTTGTAGATCGTGTCGATGCATACCTTGAGTATGTTGCCGACGAGTGGATTCAAGAGAATGCACTTGCAGTTGAGCACGGTCTCAAGACTGAAATGACCGAATCATTCCTCCAAGGAATGAGAGGTCTTTTTGAAGATCATTATGTAACAATCCCTGAAGATAGATATGATGTAATCGAGAGCATGGTAGATAAACTTGATGAAATGGAAGAAAAACTCAACGAGCAAATTCAAAGAAATGTTGCTCTGAATAGAAGATTAGCAGAGTCGGTTGCTGATGTAATCTTTGCAGAAGTCACTGAGGGTCTTGCACTTTCTCAGAAAGACAAACTCGCTTCTCTTGCCGAAAATGTTGAGTTTGATAGTGAAGAGAACTATCGTGAGAAACTAGTAACACTGAGGGAATCATATTTCCCATCTAATGCTGGTACTCAAAGAAATAATTCAGAGACAATTTCTGAGGGTATTGAAAACCTACATCAACCAGTTTCTGGTTTGATGGAATCATATCTTCAAACTCTGAATAGAGTTTCTAAAAAGTGATTTATAGATCATACATAGTCAAACTAACTTTTTAAAAGAGGTAAATTCAAATGCAAATGTTCAATGCAGAACAACTGCAGGAGAAGTGGGCACCACTCTTAGACCATCAAGGTCTCGGTGACATCAAAGATGCACATCGCAGAATGGTAACCGCTATTCTTCTGGAGAACCAAGAAAAAGCACTTCGTGAAGAGCGTGAGTTTCTTTACGAAGCCCCAACCAACAGCGCAAATGGTACCGGTGCTTCCGGTGGTTATGGTGGTTTAGCTAATTCCCCTGTTGCAGGTTTCGATCCAGTTCTGATCTCCCTGATCAGACGTTCAATGCCTAACCTGGTCGCATATGACCTCGCAGGTGTTCAACCAATGAACGGTCCTACTGGACTCATCTTCGCAATGCGTTCACGTTATACCACCCAGACTGGTGCTGAAGCTCTGTTCGATGAGCCAAATGCAAGATTCTCCGGTCAGAATGCTGCAAACAGCCTAACCGCAACTGGTATTGGTACTACTGTTGCACAAACCGGTGACAACCCAGCAGTTCTTAACGACTCTGGCACTTATAATGTAAACACTGGTATGAATACCGGTGATTCTGAAGATCTTGGCACTACTAGTGGTGGTGCATTCAACGAAATGGCATTCTCGATCGAGAAAGTCACCGTTACTGCACGTTCAAGAGCTCTGAAAGCTGAGTACTCACTCGAACTCGCACAAGACCTCAAGGCAATTCACGGTCTGAATGCAGAAGCTGAGTTGGCAAACATTCTGTCAACTGAGATTCTTGCTGAAATCAACCGTGAAGTCATTCGTACCATTTATAACGTTGCTGAAGCTGGTGCTCAGTCAAACGTTGCTACTGCTGGTACTTTTGACCTTGACGTTGACTCCAACGGTCGTTGGTCGGTTGAGAAGTTCAAGGGTCTGATTTTCCAAATCGAGCGTGATGCAAACGCAATTGCACAAAGAACTCGTAGAGGGAAGGGCAACATCATCATGTGCTCTGCTGACGTTGCTTCAGCACTGACCATGGCTGGTGTTCTCGATTATACCCCTGCACTCAATGCTAACCTCAACGTTGATGATACTGGCAATACCTTTGCTGGTGTTCTCCAAGGTAAGTACAGAGTATACATCGACCCATATTCGGCAAACGTAGGTTCTGCTGGTGGTGGTGCTCAGTACTACGTTGTAGGTTATAAGGGTTCTTCCCCTTATGATGCAGGTCTGTTCTATTGCCCATACGTTCCTCTCCAAATGGTTCGTGCTGTTGGTGAGAACACCTTCCAGCCTAAGATCGGATTTAAGACCCGTTATGGCATTGTTGCTAACCCATTTGCCAATGACGGTGCTCTTGCTTCCGGTAC